GGCAATCTGCTTTTTGTCAAGATATTCTTTGAACATCATCCAAACGTCAGCGATTTCGCTTTCATCCATTAGGTATCTGTCTCCTCCGTTACGTCTTCTGAATTATTTACCGATTCAATGTCATTTCCTTCAGGGTCCATCTCAGGATCAGGATCAGCAGCGTCAGGAATAAGATGATATTCTGACATGATATAATCTAGGCATCCGTCTTCGTTGCGCTGCCACTCCTTGCGATACTTTTTAATTTCTTCACCATCTTGAGTGATATACTGAAGTCGGTTGCCTGTCTTTTCAAGCAGTTCTTTCTTTTCAAACAGATCCACAAGACCTGAGTAGGGTGACATGCCCTGTTCATAGGGAATCTTTACCTGCACTGATTCGAAAGGCTTATTGTAGCGAGTCTTCATTACCTTACACGCAGCTCTAATACCTTTGACGTCAGAAATTTTATTACCGTCTTCGTCTTCTTTCAGCTTGAGCTTGCGCATTGCAACCACAATTGAACTTGCATAGATAAAGCCCTGACCGCCTGAAATTTTGTCATCTGGGTCAAACATATCCTGTGATGCATAGGTATGATTGGTAGCAACAAGACCGACATTATGCGAGCCAAACATGTTAACAGAATTTCTCACAAGTGCGGTGAGTGCCTTAGGCTTGCGACCCATATCACCTTTTAGGTCACCCTTGCCAAACTGATCAACATCTGTTGGAGTAAGCAGCATGCCCAATGAGTCTATAACAAACAGCACACGAGGTCTTTCCTCTTCTGCAGTGTTTTTGTAGTCTTCCATAAACACATGGATAGTTTTTGCTACATCGTCAATCATTGACATGTTTAGCTTTAGTAGTTTCGATTCTGAAGTGTCAACGTCTAGTGCCTGCAGCCACGTTTCGTCAAGTGCGTTCTCAGAATCGATAAGAACAACATAGATTCCCTGCTTCTGAGCTTCTTTCACAATGTTGCCAGAGCAGATATATGATTTACCTGAACCTGATTCGCCCGCGAACACAGACACCTTACCAAGCGGAATACCTTTGTGAAAGTCACCTGAGATAAGATAGTTGAGAGCGTAGTTTCCAGTGCCTACCCAGTCTGTAGGGTCATTAAATCCGGAACTCATGCCTGAGATAGATTTTGTTAATTGATTTCTAAATTTTGTCGGGTCAAATGCCTTTGATGCCATTAGTGTCTCCTTGATGGGCCTTTAAGAAAGGGGAGCGATTTACTCCCCATATTGGTTTATCACTGATTCTGACGAGCGCGAATCATTGCGAGGATGTCTTGTGCATTGCCGCCGCCTTCTGATTCTGTGTCTTCAGTAGAAGTTTCTGGAGCAGGTTCTGCCTTGGGCTCTGCTGGAGTCTGTGTGTCAGCTTCTGCTTTGGCAACATCTGCTTCGAGAGATTCCTTAGCAGGAGCCGGAGCACTCTGCGAAGTTGCTGTTGCTCTCTTGCTAGCAGCCTGAGTAGGATCACCTGTACGAGCCTGCATACCGGCTGGTCGGAAATACTGACTCCAGCGTTCTGCATCATATGCTTCACCATCTACACTAGCTTCGAACATCTCCTGCATTACCTTGACTTCAACCTCGCCTGGCTTCTTGGGCAAGAAGTCTGACAGATCAAACAAGCCATGTGTGTTGATAGCTGCCATTTCGTCGTCATCAAGCGGACGCTCACGGCGTGCCCAGTTAGAAGTTGAATAGTCTGCATAGCCGCCCTTTGTGGTCTTGTTTAGACGAAAGTCTAAGCCTGAAGTGTAATCAGTGGGCAGCTCTTCCATATCAGGATCAAGCAGTGAACTCTTGATGATCTGGAAAATCTGTGGACCAATAATAAAGCGTCGAATGGGATTCTCTGGGGTAGTTTCTTCGCCTAAAGGATCCTGACGAACAAAGCCCTGGAAGATATAGGAACGCTTCTTCCAGTACTTACGACCCATGTCTTCGAGCGCAGCATCTTTGAACCAACCCCGCACTTCCTGCAAGATTGGGCAAGATTCACCATACATTTCCATGCAGGGGACTTGCACCTGTAGTGGACGAGAATCAGTTTCACCTTTCACACCTGCGAAAGGCAGTTTAATCATTAGTCGCTCTGCCCAAAAGAAATCATTGGCTTCATTGCCATCTGGCAGAAAACGCAGCGTTGCTGATTCGTCTTCCTTCATGTTCCAAAATGGATAGATTGCGTTGTCGCCAGGGCCGGCTGATTTTGAGTTGGAACGAGTTTCCTGCTCTTTGAGACGAGCGCGTATATCTGCGAGAGATGCCATAGTATTGCCTCCTAATTGTATGCCTATGTGCTTAGTGCCTATTTATGTAGCACATTTTTTATTATACATGATGTGCTTAACATGTCAACTATTTATTTAAAATCAAAGACCTGCAAGATTTTTCAATCTTACCACTGCTTCATCTTCTTCGGGTTCTTCTTCACAACCACAACCTTCACTATACTGTTCAAATGTTTGGTTAATCTTTTCGATAAACTGTTTTGCAGGTTCAATGAAATTTTCGCCGTAGTCTTTCTCAACACTTGTAAGAACAGCAGTTTCGCCTCTTGGCCATGCACCTGTTTCTCGATCATAGTTTGATAGAATATATTCAGTAACTGGCATCTGTTCATCTTGTTCTTCTGCTGATTCTGAGGTTTCAGAACCGAACCCTTTGGGTAATCTAAATATGAGATCCCCACCAGAAGTTATCTTTTTGCTTCCTCCCAGTGACTTAATCAATTCGTCAAATTGCCTTGCACCTGATTTAAATTTGTCTGCTCTGTTAGGTTCACTTACTTTCAAGGCAGCGAATTTTTCTCTGTATGTTAGATAATGTCTAGGAGAATTTGGATATGCTGCCATCATTTCTTGTTTAAGATCTTCTAGTTTCTCAATCTCATCTGGATCAAATTTTTTCTTTGCATTACCACTTCTTTCTTCAGCATCTAGTTTTGCTGCTTGAGGATTTTGAGTTCCGCCTGTTTTAAGTTTGGTTGCAAACCCGTCATTGTCGTCTGTATCTTCAGCTTCATTATAGCCTTTGTTCTTTTTTCTCTTGTTTTTCTTGTTTGAGGTTAGCTTGTTACCGATTGCCGATCCTGCTGCACCTGCTGCTGCTCTAGCAGCAACACCTGCTAGCGGCGCGAGTTCATCTAGGTTTTCTTGATTTTCTAAATCCTCTGGGCCTAGTTCTTGTGCTTTAGTTCCTTCACCTATCAGTCTATAGATATAAGGAAATACATCTTTCAAATCTTCGTTGAATTGGCGAATTGTAAGTTCGTCGATCCAGTTTGTTTTTACGTCTTCTGGAACGTCTTCTAGTACAACTGATTCATAGTTTTCTATAATATTAGCATAACCATTTGATTTCTGTATACTTTCAAGTTCTTTTTTGACGTCTTTGGCTCTGCCTTCAATAATATCCATGTATTGTGAAAGCCCCTCTGCCATTACTCTAGATCTTCCTACGTAGGTTTTAAACTTTTTCAAGTTGTTTAATTCTTCAGAGAGACCAACCACATGCTTGCCAAAATCATCATAGGGATTGCCTCCTTCTGACACATGTCGGGCCATTGCTCTTGCGCCAGCAAGATGTCTATAGGGATATCTGAATCTCTCGCCCTCAGGAGACTCTATGTAGATTCTGTCTATATTTCTCGTTCTTGAAGCAGGCTGTTCTGTATTCACAGCAGAGCGATGTCTTATATTAAGGCGTGCTTCGCCTATGCGTTGATAGCTTATATTGCTTGTGCCATAGAGTTTTGACTCGCTCATTTGTGTATCTCCGAATTTGTTCTTTGCTAGAAATTGATAGTCTCTTCTATCAAGATTAGATTTTGTAATATCTCTCGTATCAAAATCTAACAGTCTTTTTTTGGAAAAAGTTCTTAATTCTTTTAGAAAGTTATACCAGTTGTCTCTGACACTGTCTGAAGCTTCTTCTATAAAATTATTGGTATACATCACAGACAGCGATTTTTCAGTTATAGACAGAGAAACCTTTCCGATACTTTCTCCGTTGGATTTGTAATCAAAATCAAAAAATCTTGCACTGGCAGGATCGTCTGTGACTTTTCCGTTTTCGTCACCGATTGTGACTGAAGGGAAACGACCTCTAATTTTGTTGAATAGATCTTCTGAAATTGTGTCAAGACTTTTCATACGTATATTTATCAAATAGTGCTTATGAAAATAGGCATTGGTTGCTCATAATCTTCGTCGGGATGATCTACAGATGTAAAAGGTTGCTACAAAGTTTTTTAATTCAGATATAAAAGGTTTGGATTGAATTTCGAGCTTGGAATTTTCAATCATGGTTTTCATTCTAGAACAAGCACTTACTTTTGTAGCATGAGTTGTGTTGAATCCTTTTCTAAATTTTCTAACATGTCCCTTGCGCATGGGTTCTGATATAAACAGGCCAGGTATATTTTCCTCACCAAAATCATTGATAACAATAAGAGCAGCTTCGCCTATTCCATTGTTTTCTACACTCCAGTAGGTGCCTAGTGGATTTTTTGTTTCTTCTGCAATGTACTTGCAGATATCGCTCATAATTCTTATCTGTGCAGGAATAGCAGTGTTGTTGTGTTGCCATTCTGCTACCTGCTTATATGAAGGCAGTTCTAGTACCTGTATAGCAGCATAGTCTCCTCCTGTGCCCATAGAAGGATCGAGTGCAACGCAGTAAGTGTATTGTGACGATGGTTTTTTGTACCAGCGTGTTTGACCCATTTTGAGAGAGGGATCTGAGCCTTCCATGGTTGCAAGGTGAATAGAATTGATCAGTGTCTCATCATATGTG